TAGGCTTGCGCTGATAACGCTCATCAAGCTGAACGCCTGCGACCTGCGCCGCTTGTCTGAGTCGATGGAGCGCAAGACCTAGCCCGCGCTTTACACCTTTACTCTTGATCTTCTCTACTTCCTTACGGCGCTTTTCAACGTGCTCTTGCTCTGCTTTTCCGTGTTGGCTTTTGAGTAGCGCTCTGAGCTCGCCCTTTGAAATAGCTACAGGGGTCATGCTTGGGCGTGAATCGTGCGTGATAAACACCTGATCACCCTCTACGCGATCAATATGAAAGTGTCCGCGTCTCCCCTTCCATGTCAGTTTAAAGGCGCTACCTGCCTCAAAGCTCGCGCGTGAGATACCACCCCCTTGATGTTCTGCGTAATAGTACCGATAACGCGCGCGCCCTCGCTTATCAGTACCCACACGCTTTCGATGGGTGTATTTATGACCTACCGCTTTTTCGAGATCATCATCGTCCTCTTGATCTAAATAATGGTAGGCGCTTTGGATTTGATCAGCGGCGCGGTCGATCTTGCTTTGTACCCACTCGGCTAGATCCTGATCATCTGGCGCGTTCTCAAGCATCTCTGCGAGTTTGTTCGCATACTCCGCGAGCAACTGCGCGCGGCGACGTGTCATTGGTATGTCTTGATAACCTTTTCGATTAATCGCGTTCATGATCAAATCTCCTCATCGATCTCGATGTCATCATCTTCTTGGTTGGGTGGTATAAGGCCGGGGATCTCTTCGCCCTCATCCTCTTCACTTTCGCCGGCGGCGGCCATTTGTGCTGCGTTAATGTAGCTTGCATTTAGCAACATATCAGCTATTGGATTATCGAGCGGTTTAAGGTCAAAAGCTGCGCGCGCTTCGTTCACGGTCATGTAAGAATTAACCTTTTTTGAGATCGCGTCTAGGCGCTGACTCTCGCTCTCTACATCGAGGCCTACGAAGCTCAACTCTAAGTGAGGCGCTAAAGGTGTAATGATCCAACGGTTTATCCATGTCTCTAGTGACCGGAGTAGAGGTCTGAGACCTTTCTCTTTACTGTACTCAATACGTTGCGCGGGGCCACCTTGATTCAGTGCGCTTGATTGTCCCTCATTACCGAACACATAGCCTAACTCAGCGGGGTCCATTTGATAGAGCGCACAAACCTCTTTGATGAGGAAGTTGAGCCAAGAACTATACTCCATATCAGAGTTTGAGTTGGTCATGTTGACGCTCTGAACTTCTTCTTTTGCTTCGGGATCGAGTTGAATAATCGGTGTCTTCTTTGCACCGTTCCCACCCTGCAACATTGAATAAAACTCGCGCCTGAACGCTCTAAACAGCGCGGGGCTCATCTTACTCTTGATGGCTAGGATTCCTGATAGATGTAAACCGTGTGTAAAGTTGGCGCTGTTGTACGCCTTCGCCCTCACCATGTCTATGATCGTTGGCGCTGCCTCTTCGATTTCAGGATAACCATATCCATTCGATGAGATCTCAGAGCGCGGGCGCCGGATGCCAAACGCCATTTGATCTGCGTCAAACTCAGCGACCACTCGGTTATCAAGCACTTGAACATACGCGGTTTTTCTTGGATCTCGTTGACCTGCTCTTATCTCTGCCTCTGTAGGCGCGGCGCGTCTGATGGTCGCTGAATCTACGGGCTTAAATGCAATCGGGCGCCCGCCTTTGTGGATGATCTCAAAACAGCACTGATCAAGCGTCAAACTATCTCGCGTGATCTGTCGCAAGAAGCCTTCAAATGTTTGATGACCTACTATCCGCGAGTCACCACATCTCAATAACCATTCAACGATGGCCTTGATCTCTTTGCGGTGCTCGTCTGTGAGCTCCGTTGACTGATCTCTTAGCCTGATCACGAAGCCTGCTGCGTGTCTATCGGGCTGTGGTCGTGCGAACTCAGCAACTTGACTCACGCGCGTCTGAATGATTCCGCTGATCAGTGGTACGCGCGCTAATTGTCGCAGCGTTGCATAACTGAGCGCGCCTTGTGTCCCTTGGTGAGCGTCGCCCAACAACGCGCTTTGATAACTCAGATTATGATCTGTGCTGTATGGGTTGAGCTCATACGCCTGAGGCGTGCCGGGTTTCGCTTTGACTAGATCCGTCATCGCCTCGATGGTGTTTTGTATGTCGCTCATGGGCCCTCACAGTTATTCGGCTAAATCGACCTCCAACGGTCGATAAATGAACTTGATTTTATTAATCGGTCGAAAACATCTTACCACACCTTCAACGCGTTTTTCACTCGGTGTCTCGCCGAAAGCGTTGCCTTCGACTGTCCACGCGCCTGAGAGATCATCCTCAACCTTATCAATGATCGTGATGTGATCCCCCCAACGTTTATTCGCGCTTGTCGAGATGACCATAATATCACCCGCGCGGGCGTTCTCAAGGCCTTTGATCTCACGCGGTGTGCCTTTGGCCCATTCCCTCAAGCGATAAGTGCTTGGAAAGCTCTTTTTTCTGAGCTTGGGTAAAACACTGATCCAACACCAAGCAGCGAAGCAACCACACCAAGCAAATTTGCGGTTTTGGTAGGTCTCTTGCCAAGTCCATCCCGCGCCCTCTCTGATATATCGATCAAGGATCGGGCCATCTGATACCTCTCCTACAGGCTCAATGATCTCCTCGCGCCATTGTGCGAGCCCACGCTCAAGCGCCTCGCGCCCTGCTTCCTCGCTCGCGTATTCAGTCGGGCGCTCTACGCTTCGATCTTTATTTAATTCATTCATTAACTTGGCGCGTTGCGCTCTTCTTTGGTCGTGTTCCATGTCGTCTCTACCTCATAAAATGATAAGTGGCGAAAGTAGCAGCGCACGCGCTCAACGTGATCACTGCTCCAATAGCTGCGGGTTTGAATGTCGGGCAATGCTCCGTAGAGCACAAAGCCTTGAGCGCGTTTAGCGCGAGCTCATGTTCTGCGATCATGCCTCTAACATCCGTCTCAAGTTGTCGGCGCGCTGCCGTTTCTTCTCGTAGCTGTTTCTTCAGCTGATCGCGCTCTGCTCTGAGCTCTGCGAGCTCGCCTCGATTGCGTGTGAAGAGTGAGCGAGAGATCAATACACCCGCTTGAGGTGCCTGACAACCTCTCGGTAGTCGCGCGGGCTCATCATCGCTCAGTGTTTTCGGGCAAGGTGCGCTGATCTCCTCACCTGAGCTCTTGATCCATATCCCCGAAGGCGCAGGGCTCAAGATCATGATGAGACTTAAAAGTCCTGATCTAACCATGTCTCAGCCTCCCTCTCTCCACGCTCGCGCGCTGCGTGCTTGGTGTCTATGAGCTCTTGAGCGCGAGCTTGAGCGCGCTCTTCATTCTGCTTGATCTGCGCTTCGATTTTTTTCTTGCGCTCTCGATGTGCTGCGCCCGCCGCCACAATCACGGCGCCCGCGCCCGCTGTCTCTCGACCAAAGCAAAGATAACAGAGGATCAATATACCTATGATCATGAGTCTTTTCTGTGTGGTGGTCATCATGGTTATTACTTTAGCTTATAACTCATATTAGATAATCTCCCATTCAGTTGAGCCCGCTACGATTGTGATTGCGCTATATGCCACATTCATTACAAAGGTTGCAGCACCATCAATCGTATCACTACCCGCGTTGATCGTTGTATTATTTGATGCATTACGAACTTTTACCCTTATCTCATCACCATCCGTTACAGAGCTGAGTGCAGGTAGATTGATCGTTACTGCTCCGCCTGAAGTATCTACCGAGTAATGATACCATGCTTGAGCAGTAACGGGGGATGACGCTGAAGTTATGGCCGAGTAGGTATAGTTTGTACCACCGCCACCCGCGCTACCTAGTGCACTATCTATCGCGCTCAAGTGCGTGCTCAACGTGTCTGAGCTCGTAGCCGTGTAATTTGTCGGCGTGATGTTACCTGTCAGATCATCACTCGTTGAGGGTGTGATTGGGTTGATCGTTGACCATGTTGAGCTGCTGCGTTTGCTCAATGTGATTGTGTCATACTGAGCGAGAGTCGTTGAGGTCGCGCCGTCAAATGTATCCGTTGATCCTCTGTTTAGTGTCACTGTGCCTGAGCCCGCGTTTTTTACAGTGACTCGATAGTCAGGCTTACAGTCACTGAGCGTCGGAAGTGTCACTGTTACATTGTTTGCGGTGTTGACAATGTACGTTAGGTGCTTCTCTCGCCCGTGTGAGATGGTTGCATTTGCGCCTGTGCTGTCCTCTGTTGTCTCATATGTCGGGGTATGTTGACCGAGACGGTAATACACTCGTTTATCTGTCCCTGATACATCTTGAACAGTTACTTCTACTTGTACGCTCTCCCCGGGCTTTAATGCGATACTTGAGATGTTTACATTCTCAAATGACCATAGATACGCTCTATATGCGACGCTTGAGACATTTAAATAACTATTTGATAGATTGACGGTTAAACTTGATGTCCCTCTATTTTCAAAATAAATTCGTTTACCATCGAGATCTTGGATGATGCTCTCATTATTGTATCGATCAGGTAAACTTATTGTTCGGGCTGTCGTCTCTGCGTATGTCGTCACATATCGATGAAATGGTCGTACAGTGTTTGAAATATTAGACGTCAACACATAGTCACCATGAATTTCACCCGCACTCAAAAAAGCCTTTTTGACGCTGCTATATGCTAATGTGTCCGCGCTTGACAATGATGATGTTGCCGCCTCAACTTCAAAAGCTGGCGAGTGGTATAGATACCATTCCACCGGTGACCCTGCGCCCGCTTGATAAAGTCTGATTGTCCCCTGTGACTCAACCGTAATTTGATCTCTATATGTCGCTACTGTCGGCGCGAGTGTGCCATCAGCATAGTAAAGTTTCGCCTGTCCACTTGTGTCGTAAAGCTCGATGATCACTGACTGAGAACTTAGATTTGTAATCTCTATCGTGTCTCCATCTGTGCTGCCACTGTTCGGCACTCGTGCCGTCAACGTGCCTGATGTAGCAGGGTCAACTACATAGTTTGTATTTGCACTTAGGTTTACCACTGCCGAATTATTAATGACTGTAGGTGCTGTCGCTCCGCCACTTGGAGCGCTAAACGTTACAGCGCCCGCGCCATCTGTCGTGAGTACGTCGCCCGCGTTCCCATCCGTGATTGGTAGAGTATAGACGCTCGTTGAGCTCTGATTACTCGCGTTGCCTACAAAGAATTTACCCTGATCAAGATTTGGCGTGGCGGCACTTCTACCCGCGCCGCCTACAAAGATCACACCCGCCGAATCCGCGCGTACTACCCGCCCGATGTTTTGAAGCTTGGCGCTAGATCCTGCCGGTGGGCTCGCCACTAGCGCGCCCGCTGTCGTGCTTACATAGAGCGTGTCTCCCTCGCTAAATGCAGCGGTGTTCACATTTTTGAGCTCTCCGAGTGAGATGATCCACACATCTGCCCCCGCGTTGCCGCCTGTCGCGATTAGACCCGCCGCAGGCATAGTCCCCGCGCCATCTGCGTCTGCTAATAGCACCTCTGGCACATCGCCGCTGACACCTGATATGTAGACCGCCTGGCCAATGGTCATCGCGCTCAAGCTCGCGTTCTTCGCCTTGAATACAAGTCCGCCTGTAAGCTGACTCGCATAGACGCGGTTAAATGGCGCGCCCTCATCTCTTAGGATATCTGCTAGCTGTTTGCCTTTGATCCGCATATGATTCTCTCTCTCGCATGGTGTCTATCTATGCTGAGAGAGTAACACTTTTCAGGCTCTATGTCACCTGCCGAGATTAGGCGTTGTAGCGGATCTCGATGATATCATCTGTCTCTAGTGTGTAGTGTGTCGATCCGTTCCAAATGAGCTCATCCCCTGAAGCGATATCAGCGAGCGCGCGCGCTGTGGTGCCACTGTCGCTCGAAAAATAAGCTTCTGTTGTCTTCACTCCATCGCCTAGCTCGATACCCACACCGTTCACAAGTACGAGTACCGCGCTATCATCGAGAGGGGTTGCCGAGATAGTGATCCCTGTTCCCGTGCCATCTAATGAAATCGAGCTCGCCGCGCTTCCGCTGTCGAGCTGTGGTACTGATGCGTCAAGTTGTCCGTTCGCAGTGTCCGCTGTGAGACCGTCGCCCGCGAGCGCCGTTAAGAGCTCATTTCGTGTGATCTTTCGGACTCCTGACGAGTCCACCATGACAAAGTTGTGAGTGCTTGCGAGACCTGCCGCAAGTACCGCGCTCATGTTGTCGTCGTCGAGCTCAAGACCGGATGAGCTTGATGCAAGACCACCATTACTCTTGAGATTAAGCGCTACCTTGTTTGATGCTGTCGTGAACTCGTTTGTGTTGTTGAGATCGCTCAAGAAAGTGAGCGCTGAGATCTTGCGTGGCCCGCTTACACTCGCGTCGTATACAGCGATTGAATCACCACTTGCCGCCGCGTCTGCAACTGCAGTTAGGCCATTGATGTCAAGGTTGAGTGTGTCGCCGCTCTTTGAGAGACCGTCGCCCGCGGTGATCTGCCCTGCTCCGCTAAACTGAATGAACACGAGATCATCAGTGTCAAGCGTTGGTGAGCTGCCGTCGCCGTTCGCCTGTAATACATACGCGCGGTTTTGATTCGTTGAGCCATCCTCGACGAAGACGAAAGCGCCTGTGTTGAGATCTGCGGAGCTGTCGGCGTCGGTTGCGCGCGTGAGCTCTGCGGCGGTGCTTCCATCACCTACTACGCTCACATAGTAGATTCCGTTATTTGATGCGGTGCTCTGGTCCTTCAAAAGCACGCGATCATTGAGCGCGAGGCTCACGCCGTCAATCGAGATCGCGCCGGTTGAGCTCGCGGTGAGAACATTCGCGCTATATGATCCCGCGAAGTTTGCCGCTGACGCGACTACTACGCTCTCCTTAAAATCGAGCCCTGCCGCGGAGCCCGTGGTTACAGAGTCTACATAGGCCTTATTGGCCGCGTCATTGTTTGAGCTTGGGGTTGCTACACTCACTGAGCCTGATGTGAAATCAAAGCTGTCTGTGAGGTCGATCTTTGCCGCCGCAATGCTCGCGTTGGCAATCTGTTTTCCCTTGATTTGTGCCATGTTTCGGCGCTCCTTATCAGGTGGGGGGTTATCGAGGTTGATAGAAGATTTCGATCACATCTCCGGTCTCAAGCGCGTCTGCGGAGATCCAAGTGAAGGTGCGATAGTTATGCGAATACTCAACATTGATCTGTTGAGTCACACCGTTGAGCTTGAGGATCGCGAGCGCGTCGCCGTCAAGATCTGTTGCGGGCTGTTGGCCTATCGTGAACTGAGTTTGGGGCGCCGTGACCGTGAAAAGCTCAAGTTGCCAACCTTGCGAGCCTCCGCTCATTGATGATTGATCGCCTGATAATGTCGCCATCTCAAAGACCTCGCGGCCATGTGTTTAGTGTGATGGTCTGCGTTGCGGGTGCAACGGGGACGCCCGCGAACTCGATCTTGAGCGCGTCAAATACAGGCGCGCGATCAACTAATATCACAGCGTCCGTCTCTAGTGCTCCTGAGACGTGCTCGATGAAGTTGGGCGCTCCTACGGGGCGATAAGATACCGTGAATGATCCCCCCCCTAGATCCTTCGCGCTCACTTGTACATTTCGATGACCATCGCTAAAACGTTGGCCGAAATATGAGCTTGGCTCGATGATGAGCTCTGCTCCTCCCACCGAGGTGAATATATGTGTCTCTATCATCAGTGCTCTCCGCTTGTCGTGTAGCCGGGTAGTAATTCACTCCATATTGTATCATGAGCGGCGCGGGTAGCGTGATTAGAATATTCATCGTGCGTCATGATTTCGCTCTCATCTCCGCTAAATAGGCGCTCATCTGCTGTGCCTTGGATCTCCGTTCCTCCAAAGTCCATCGTGTAGGTAAACGCGCTTTTACGTAACCAAGTCTCGGCTATCCATAGGGCCATCACAGTGTCATCGTGTTTCTCTTTACCGAGATTGTAGAGCTCATGGATCAGTGGCTCTAAGCGCTCGCGGTCTGTGTCTGTGGCGCTTGGAAGGATGATTTTATCGTTCTCGAATAGGACTGAGAGCGCCGGCACACCTTCCCAAGGATCAGCTTTATTTCGCGCGTGGGTGATGTGTGCTTTAAGTGGTAGATCACTTGATCGCTGCAATCCTAGATAATGGAGCTCGCCGAAAGCGTTTTTTTCTACCGCGACCACGCGCGGCGGGCGCCTAAATTTCGCGTACTCGCCTTTAACACGCCCTTGTAGCTCGGTGGGGCTCATGCCGCGCTTTCGGAAGATATCGATCAAGTAGCGGTCGCCCGTCTTTGAGTTCCTCCCCCATGTGATCCCCACGGTATAATCTGTGTCTCGTTCCTGTGCGCCTTGTGCATCTGTCACTAAACTAAAATCCCAACCTTGAACGAGATCATCAACCTCTGCGGGTATGTCTCCTAGTCGATAGCGTTTACCACGCTCCATCGCTCTCTCTAGCCACGCCATTTTGAAGGCTGCGCTTGATTCATCTTGTACTTCGTTCTGAAACTCACGACTGAAAAGCCGTGAACCTACCGCGCGGCGCTCAAGTAAGAGATAATCTAACGGCCTCTCTTCAGGCCATAAACATGAGCCACCTTCAATGTCTACGCCCGTGATGATCTCGCGCCCGTTCTCATCGGTGTCCGTGATGAAACTATAGCTCTCAGGCCAATTTGGGATAGCCTTGTCATGCATCACTCGATAGGTTGGATCATTGATCAGGTGAGCAAATAGATCATCGTGGTGTTTCCTCGTACCGATAACGAGTATCGATCCACCTCGCGAGAGCATAGGCGCCACAGTACCGCGCCACCATTCGCGCGTTTTTGATCTCACGCCCGCTGTATATGTGTTTCGATCATCTTGGATATCATCACAGATAATCAGATCAAAGTGACCACCGGTCACGGATCCCCCCGCGCCGATCACCTCTAAAGAGGCGTCTACGCTCTGTCGGGATCGGTTGAGGTAGATCAAGTTATTGGTCCACTTGCTCCCCTCGGCTTGAAATGGGGGCGCGCCGTCTAATGGATCACTCGCCCAATCTTCAAGGATCCTTGAGCTCTGTAGTAGTGAGCTCACGCGCCTCATGCGCTTCTCTGCTTGTCCTTGACTCTCCGATATCCATAGGATCCTGATATCTCGATCAAGGCAAAGCGCGCGGGTCGCGTAGGTGATCGCGGCCTCTGTCTTTCCATGATCACGCGGCGCTAAGATCAGGGTTTTTGCTTTTACGCCTGTGTCTTTGGCTCGGACCGTGGCGCTCTCCATCGTGTCTAGCCATCTGTCGCGATGATCAGCGCGCCTCATTCCGCAGTAGTACGCATCGAAAAACTGCGGGCTCGCCGCGCTCAATATCCGGCGCCCTCGCGCTGTCGCTAGTAGC